AACTTTTTATGTTTTAAGATTAGAACTGGAGAAAGTTCATCGCGATATGGAAAATTAGTGTGCATGAAAGGTTTTCATTATATAACTAATAACCATTTGTTGCCAGATTGTACTAACGCCACTCAGATGGAGGTCTTTATTTCTACTAGCACTCAAGGTGTTACGGAAAATAAGATTTTATATCTGAGTGAAAGCTGTATAAGGAGATTTCCTGACAAAGATTTGGCTTTGATTGAATTGAAATCACTTCCTCCTAAGAAAGGTGTGATACAATTCTTGCCAGAGCATCCTATCGACGTTAAGCATAATGGATGGTATGTTAGTCGATCAAGGGCTGGTGAATTTCAAACCATGTCTTTAGGAAATATCACAAAAGACCATGTAAGGATCTCAGAGATCTCTTATGAGGGAGTAGCGTTTCGCTCACGGCCAGAGCGGAAAACGCAGAATGGCGATTGCGGCTCTCTCTTGTTTATTCAAACACCTAAGGGATTTGTGCTCATAGGTATCCATGTTTTGTTAACTGGTACGGGTGAAGCTTATGCTTTGGAACTGTCCCGAAATGAAATTTATGGAGTTGTTACAGGAATGATAAATGTAACACCTGGTGAGCCTATGCTGAGTGCTCCTAGTGCCGAAGTGCATCTTGGTGATTTACACCATAAGTCTGTCTTTCGGTATCTAGAGAATGGCAATGCCAAGGTCTATGGATCAATTCAAGGTTTTCGACCTCAGCCAAAAAGCAAAGTGTGTAATACTCCTATGAACAAATTTTTGAGTTCTGAGGGATATAAAACGCAATTTGCCGCTCCGGTAATGAAGGGTTGGCAACCATGGAGAATTGGTGCAGCTGATCTTGTAAATACAGCTTATCGTGTGGATAGTGGGGTTTTGCATATTTGTAAAACCCACTATTTGCGCGATATTTTAGGAAATTTGTGCACCCATGATTTGGCAGATCTAATGGTGCTGGATGATTTCACTGTTATAAATGGAGCTCCTGGTGTGCGTTCCATTGATAAAATGAAACGAAATACATCTGCGGGTTTTCCTTACAGGAAATCTAAGAAATTTTTCCTAAAATTGATTCCTCCTGAACATGGAGTTCAGGATCCCGTCGAGGTTTCGCAAGAAATTCTTGATCGGAGTAATGAAATCTTGGAAAAATATTGTGCTGGAGAGCGAGCTCATCCAGTTTTCACAGCTCATCTTAAAGATGAAGCTGTGAGTTTTTCCAAGGTTGAAAGAAAGAAAACACGTATTTTTACAGGTGCTCCTTTCGATTGGTCTTTGGTGGTTCGTAAATACTTTTTGAGTGTTGTGCGAGTCATCCAAAATAACCGATTAGCTTTTGAAACGGCTGTTGGAACAACAGCTCAATCTCGGGAGTGGGAGGGTCTATTTAGGTATGTGACTTCTAAAAGTAAG